GTTGCTATACATGTTCCAGAACCAGAACCAGAACCAGAATCTATAGCAGAACCTATTCAAGAACTTATAGCAGAATCTATCCCCGAACCAGTGATTGATAGTATTCCTGAGCCGATAGTTCTTGAACAACCAACAATACTTGTTCCAGCTCCAACACCGGTCTCTGAACTCATTCCATCTACACCAGTCGTCCCGACCCTTGTAATTGATACGGAACCATCTGTGCGATTCACAGACTTCAATCAACTCATTCGTGAAAATCAAAATGGCACTGAATTTCAGTATGTCGCACATTCCAATCATGAAGATGATGAAAATGACGATGAACGTTTACCATTTATGGATGAAGAAGGCGAACCTTTATCTGATTTTGAAGATTTAGATGTGGGAGACGCTGAATCTTTATCAGATGATGATTTTGAAACTCTCTAAATATTCATGCGTCTAAAGAAAAAGGATTGCTTTCAAAGTGTTTGTCAGAATCATGGACAGTGTTGAACTAACGAATCCAATGTTTTTGGTTAGTTTAGTGTTAGGGGCTGGTTTCTTGGTCGCAGCCAGCGCAGCATATCAAATCTATGGCCCCGATTCCGAAGGTCACATCAAACCCAAAGCACTTTTGCGAGATGGATTATTGGGAAGTATTTTTGCTGCGATGGCATGGACACTTATTCCTGAATCCATGAAATCGGTAACAGAATCAATATCCTCTACAATCGGTTCTGCGACAACAACCGCTGTGGAATCTGCTTCATCGTCGATTGGATTAAGTGGAGGACCTGATCTTCAAGTTGGACCTGCTCGTTTTTAGAGTTGGTCAAATACCTATATTCATATGAATATGTATATCATATTGTTATGAAATCTATGTTGGCACAAAGCTACATGTTTGTGTGGTTGGAACACCACCTTGCACTATGAATTTACGGAACATTTGCTTGATAATTTGGTCGCGAGGCACCGCAGAATGGACATTGGCTGCGATTTGAATATACAAATTAAATTCTGGATATTTTTCTTCCCCTGTTTCTGTTTCTAAACAATTAGTTCCATCTTTACATTTCAACCATCCCCACAAGAGATTAAATACCAATTGTATTGTTTCACGAACTTCCCACGAACCTTCCTTTGTGAGAATCATTCCTTTTTCTTTGCCAGCTGGGTTCATAGGGAATAATCCTCTGAGAAGACTACATGACAAACGACATAAATCAAAGCTGCGATTGGGATGAACTCTGGGTTCTGTTTCATCTTCAATGGGTCCAAAATTATACATTCCAAACGCATCATGATCATCATCATAGTCGCTACTAATCATTGTATACCCAGAGATTGTGAAAATGGCACGACCGTAATCAATAATTGTAAAGATGTATCCAAATGTTGGAATACGCCATATAGTTCCGCCCGTATCTTTATAGTATAACCATTCTTGGGTTGTTCGTTTGAACATGACGTTGTTTGTGTGTAAATCATTGTGTGTGAGATGAAGAATACCTTGAAGTTGTGTACACGCAGCGCAGACTTGGAATAACCATGCGAGCCAACGTGTTTCCTGATCAGCAGTTTGAATGGGAGCATATTCTGTTTGTTCTAGCAAATCATCCATAGCACCTTCCATTTGTTCCAAGAACATGGCTACGACTGGCATACCGAAACATTCTGCGTGAATTGTATATTCATCTGAAAATGAACAATCTGAGTCCGAATGACTTGCGGTAGATAAACTCGAGGCAGTGCTAATTGATTGCGAGAGACTGACACCACGCGCCGTAGAATGGAACCCATCGGTTTCGGTGCCAAATGATGTGCGTGGTTCTGCGACATCAAAGTCTGAGGATAAACTTTCTGCGCCAATTGAATTTGAAGAATGTGATGAGTCATCAGAATCAGAATCAGAATCAGAATCAGAATCATCATCTTGTAAAAACTCCTTGTCAGGACGGAACATTACATATATCTCATCATTTGTAAGTCTACGACCAGATGATCGTTCCACAATACGAAGACCAAACTCTTGTTTGTCCAATCCTTCCCAGAACCAGTTTGTAAAACGAAAATCTTCAAAATCCTCTTCCAAATTATACAAAAATGTCTCTGATACTCCACGAAAACAACCATAGAAGTCACAAATGTGTTGGGAACGAACTGTTTGCGCAGCCTTGTTTGCGAGAAAACTTGCGATCGTATCTACATACGCTTGATTACATGATTGGAGACATTCATCTGATTGAAAGGACCAGAAGAATGGAAGGTTTGGTCGTTCCTTATATCGCAACCAGTTGTATCCATTAATGAGAGGCATACATTTCATAAACGCTGCGACAGTTTTTTGTTGTCCGGCTTCTGTAAATGTAAGTTGACCAAGTAACGAATCTTTCTGGGTAGGTTCCCAACCAATCAATGTGCGTCCAGTATCCAATGTAAGTTCCTTTCCACGATATTTCACAGGAACCATTTCTTCTGCGATTCCAATTGATTCATCCATATGTGTAATGTTTGGGAAGCATTTTGTAAATGTTTGAAGAGAGTCTTGTTTTGATTCTCTGACTGGTAATGTAAGTTTCACAGTTCCCGATTGTGTTGATTGACTTCCACCACCTTTTCCACCACGATTACGTTTCACAGGAGGCATAGATTCTTCTCCGGGTTCTGACTTTGTTTTCACATACACTTACGCGTCAGAATGAATGATGCGTTTGTTCATACGAATCTTTTTAAATTTGTTCCATAGACAATTGGCATGTCAGCTGCCCCAAGTGCAAATTCGTTAAGCGCACAAAGTGTTCGACTCCGAAAATTCGATATGAAGATGATTCCCCAAGATGCAGTGTGTGTATTTATTGGACGTCGTCGAACAGGTAAATCTACTCTTGTAAAAGATTTGTTATATCAGCATCAAAATATTCCAATGGGAACTGTGATTTCAGGCACAGAAGAATCCAATTCCTTCTATGGAAAGATTGTTCCGCCCATGTTTATTCACGGAGAATACAATGCTGCGATTTTGGAAAATTTCGTCAAACGACAAAAGTTGGTGACAAAGAAGATTCAAGATCATGAAAATGCTCCACGTGCTCCTGGACAAATGGCTACGAAATCAAAGTTAGATCCTCGTTCCTTTTTGATTTTGGATGATTGTTTGTATGATGAATCATGGACCCATGATAGAAACATTCGTTATATTTTCTTGAATGGTCGTCATCAAAAGATTTTCTTCTTAATTACGATGCAATATCCTCTTGGTATTCCACCTGTGCTCCGAACAAATGTAGATTATGCATTTATTCTTCGTGAACCCTATTTCTCCAATCGTAAACGTATTTTTGACAATTTTGGTTCAGCCTTTCCAAGTTTTGAATTCTTTTGTCAAATCATGGATCAATGTACAGAAAATTTTGAATGTTTAGTAATTAACAACAATACACGTTCCAATAAGTTGGAAGATGCTATTTTCTGGTATAAGGCTGAGATTCGTGGTGATTTCCGAATTGGTGCCCCCGAGTTCTGGCAACATAACGCAGTTCATTACCGTGATCGTGATGAAGAAGATGTAAATATGTATGATCCATCTGCCGCAAACTCTCGTCTTCGAGGACCACCCATTGTTGTGCGAAAACAGTATTAAGTATATAGGTATAGAGAATGAAACCTATTTGGTGTACAGTCGGAATTTTATTAATTGCCTTACTTCTTTCGTATCTTCCCATGAAGGAAGGATTTATTGGATCGCCCGATGCGCAACGATGTGGGGTTGACCAGCCTCCCTGTCCATTTGGAACAGCTTGTATGAATGGGTATTGTGTAGGGACAAATCCACCTGCTTTGCCACATGATACTGGTCTCCCGGTCTATCCCTCTGGGAAACAATTCTAGATTGATGGATATTTGAAACTACCCATTTCTATAAATCTGTGAGTAAGTTAGAAGAATGGCACGTGGAGCAATCGGTCTTGGACTTACAGGATTATTCGTTGTATTTTTGGTTGTATTAATTGTGTTACCTTATATTTCACGTATGTTTCCTCAAATCAGTGGATTTGCTGCTAAAGGTGAAAATGAAACTGAAATGGAAGCTGAAGAAGGAGAAGAACCAACAGAAGGATTTGAAGACATGTCTTGTAAGCCTGGATTGAAGCCTTGTCCTGAAGGATACTTCTGTGAACAAAATACATGTGTCGCTATCTTACCCCGTTTTGATATCAACAATGTAACTGGTGTAGAAGACCAATTATAATTAGTATGTTTGGTAAATAAATTATTCTTATAACATTCTTATAAAATGCACCGTCCAGTGCTTAAGTTAATGACAATATAACATAACCTGCCCTTGGCAGGTTATGTTATAGTGGTGTTATGAACTTATCGCTCTGACCAGCAGAGTTTGGTGCTTAAGTTAAGCGCCAAACGATATTAAGAATCATCAATCATCTGTCATGTTTATTCCTTCTTACCTTCACGTTCTAACTTTCGTTGGAGTGCGAGATCTACATCACCATCAAATAATGAGGCATGTTGACCACCAGCGGGACCGCCGCCAGCTGCGTTAGAGCCTTCTGTTGACACTTCACCATCCACAACACTCATCACTTCCTTCGCACCAATTCCACGACCCTTACTGGCAGCTGCCTTCTTGGCATCTGGATTTTCCTTGAAGAATTGTTCACGTTGTTCTTCATTTTCCTTGTAAGAACGCATGAGAGAATTTAATTGATCATTTTGATATTCTTGTTCGGCAACATTGTGAGGATTTGGATCCCATGCGAGCCATTTTCCAACTTCTGCCACGAAAATATTGTGAAGAGGATCATTACGTTGAAGCTTCTTGGCACGACCAGTTGCTTCTTCTTGTGAACCATACGAACCACGAATCTTCAAACCACGCATAGTTGTTTGGAAATTATTCTTGGCAAAGAATTCATCTTCCAACTTCTTTTCACGGGCATATAAGAAATCATCATAAGATTCCTTGATTTTGGAGGCAGTAATTTCCTTTGAATTTTCCTTCACAAAGTTGTGATATTCTCCCAAGATATGATCAACTGGAATACGGGATTGACGACAGATCTGAGAAGCTTCTGTGAGTTCTGCGGCTTCTAAACGATTGGCTTCAGCGTCAAGTTTTGTATTAAAGTCCATAACTTGTTTGGCAAGGAACTTTTCAAGTGTCTTGGTCTTCAAATCAATTTCATATTGTTTCATGAATTGTTCAAAAAAGAACAAATCCTTTCGGGCTAATACCTTCTCCGGACTCAAGAAACTGAGGAGGACATAACGTTGTCCCGGGATTTCATTGTCTTCATCAAGAAAGTCTTCTTTCACATCGTTGGTTCCCGACATTGGTCTCTCACGTATAATCATTTATGTTTGTCTTGTCTTTACGCAGGCATTTATTGCCAGCTTTCCCGAACCTCAGTCTACTGACTGGATGAAGCCCCGCGGAAAAAATTTTCCAATCATAGAGTATAGAAGCGAATGGACTTTAGCGTTGGTGAATTTGTAAACCGTGCATTGAAGTATTTGTTAGAAGGTCTCGCCATTGCAGTGGCCGCCATCTACATCCCTAAGAAGTCACTCCCCATGGAAGAAATCGCTGCCTTGGCTCTCGTAGCAGCAGCAGTATTTGCTCTCTTGGATGTGCTCGCCCCATCTGTCGGTGTTACTGCCCGTCAAGGTGCCGGATTTGGTCTCGGTGCCAACCTCGTTGGATTCCCCATGCGTCGTTAAATCCGGTAGGATTTAATGAGTTTGCGACATATGGTCGCTTACCGTTAATTTGCCTCAAGGCAAATACAGGGCTTACTGGGACACCCAGTGCGTCGTTAAATCCGGTAGGATTCAATGGTGAACTAACTTAAATCATATACAATTATGTTTGAACATCTTATAAGATGCTGAAACATAAAAATCTATACATAATTCGTTATTTAATTGCGTCTTGATGTTTTTTCGATGATTCATGCCGTTTTTTGCGATAGTCCTGATATGACCCACCGCAAACTTCACACACTTTCGGCACATCTAAATTTAGTTCCTTCTTCTTTTCACGATACTCTTTTTGTTGTTTAGCAAGTGCCTCCTTATTTGCTTCCTGATATTTACGATTCTTTTCCAAAATAAGTTCCTTGTTTTCTTCGTAATATTTACGACCACGCTCTGCGATTACATCCTTATTCGCTTCACGATGTTGTTTCGTTTTTTGTTTGATTTCTTCCGCATGTTCTTTCGCATAAGCTTTTTTATAGTCTGCGATTTCTTCCTTGTGTGCTTCCGCATATTCCTTACATTTTGCTGCGATTCGTTCCTTGTTTGATTGGTTATATACTTTTTTACGTTGGACAACTTCTTCTTTATGAGTTTCAACATATTGCTTGTTATACGCCGCAATCTTCTCCGCTTGCTCTTTACGATATTGTTGTTTATAGGCTAGAATCTTATCACGATGTTCCTGACGATATCCTGCTTGTTGTGCGAGCAAATCTTCCTCAGTCAAATGCGCCGCCTTTTCATTCAAACATCCATCTAGATTGATAAGAGAACAAATATATTCATTTTCCTTCTCAAGAAGTTCTTTGCGAGAACTACATGAGAATGTTTCAATGAGTTGAATCTTCACACGATGCCAGCCAAGTTCATTGATGTGCGCATAGACTTTTCTATGTGGGAACTGTTTTGAATGATGTTTATGATCTCGCAAACGATAGTTTAGTTCATTAATTGTTGAACCAATATAGAAGTGTTCATCTTCACACCAGAGAGCATAAATTTTACTATCCGCATAGCGATCGATTTGTCCAACCAATTCTTCAGAATCATTTTCTGAATGATTTACTATAATATTCTCATGAACATTCTCAGGGGTCGCTGCCATTCTACCAAAAGTGCGTTTATACTTTTTTTGATTTTCACGTCAATTTTTAGTTCTCATCAGGATATGACGAAAAAAATGAAATTAAATGCTTCGGATGAATTCCCAGCCCATATCAGCACATATTAATTGCCACACTTTACTCTGTTGATACAACTTATCACGATTTTTGAGGAGAGGGAATGATCCTAAAAATTCATCCAATTCTAATAATTCACAGAATTTATACAAGACATACGAATATGACAAGAAGTTTCGACGATTTTTGGGACAATGTTTCTGGAAAGAGGGTTGAATTTCCTTGAACATGTGACGCAACTTTTCTTCTGTTTCTCGGCTCATCACTGGTGCGATACTTCCATTGAGACGACTGATGATATAGGAAATGTGATCATATTGACGATTCAATTTAAGTTTACGCAACACTTCACGCATTTGACGATATTTCAAATTCTTACAATCAGTGATACGCTGTTTCTTGAGTTCTGCCAAAATCTGATCAAAAATTTCTTGAGGGATTTCAAAATTGCCTTTGGCTTGGAATTGTGCGAGAAGTTCATTAAAGTGATTGATACGTTTATAGGCATAGTAGGAGCTTTCACGAGGAGGGTCTTTGTAAGAGGGACGATCACTATCAATTAACATGAATTCAGAGGCACCACATTCTGGACAATACAACATTGCCTCTGTTTGGCTAAACATCATGTCTGTGCCACAATCCAAACATTCACCAG